TTAAGATACGACTTTCTTGTTCAGCGTCACTGCCTTTTGAGCCTTTCATAATGTGACCAACTGCATTAAAAATCAAAGTTGATTTATCTAAGCTAACACCATGTTGCAAAATGTGACCAATAGTATTATTGCCATAATTTGTAACGCGGGTATTGATTCCTTGAATCTGGCTATTAGTCGAAATACCTACTGCCTTTAATTCAGCGTGACTACCATCACCAACTAAATCACTATTAAAATCACCCAAAGTTCGGCCATCATTCATCAAGGCCATGGCCCAATCAACTTTGGCATCTTTTTCTAAATAACCCCGACGATTCAAATAAGAAGTAACATTTTCCGCCAAGTTATCAATACTTGTAAAGTGAACATGACTATTTTTCTTCGCAATTACTTCACAAACAAAGTTAACTTTACTTTTTTCATTGCCTTGACTGGTAAGCTTTTCAATATATGAGAAACTACTTCCTTCATCAACGATTAATAATACATGGTGAACGTATTCAGATGCTAATGCAGCCTTTTGCAAATATTCACAAGTCAGCGGTATTTCAACTTGCACATCTTTAGGGACATAAATAAATAATCCACTTTGTAAATAAGCAACATGTTCAGCTAAAAACTCATCATCACTAGCTTTTAAGCCCTTAGTCATAAAATATTTTTGTACTAACTTAGGGTAATTTTGTAAAGCTTCATGAAAATCAGCCACAATTACCCCTTTTTTGCGATATTCATCAGGGAGGTTAATTTGAGCTAAATTTTCGCCTGCTTGCGCGACATTGGCATTAGCCGTAAAAGTCTCAGTTGAAACAAAATTCCCAGTTAAGTGTAAGTCCCAATCTTTGTATTTTAATTTTTTAAAATCAGGATATGGAGTTTTTCCAATAAGTTGACTAGCTTTTTCGCGAATTTCTTCAAACCAAGTTGGCTCCAAACGCTTTTTAGCTAAAGTTTCTACAGATTCCATTCTTCAGCCTCCTATGCGTCTTCATCAACTAATTTAATATCTAATCCTAATTCATCACGAAGTTTTGCATAGCCTTCATTTTCAAGACGTTTTGCAAGACTTGCATCCCCTGTTTTAACAATTTTTCCGCCCATCATCACATGAACAAAGTCAGGTTCAATATAGTTAAGTAAACGTTGGTAGTGGGTAATAAGCAAAGCACCAAAGTTATCGCCACGCATCAAGTTAACACCACGTGAGACAACCTTTAAAGCGTCAATGTCAAGCCCAGAGTCAATTTCATCTAAGATTGCAAAAGATGGTTTAATCATCATCATTTGCATAATTTCATTCCGCTTCTTTTCACCACCAGAAAAGCCTTGATTCAAATAGCGTCCTGCCATTTCCATAGTCATATCTAAAGTTTTCAAAGTAGATTGAAGTTCTTTCATAAATTCGCCCATAGGAACGGGATCATTCTTAGGACGACGTGCATTAACAGCTGCTTTGACAAATTCAGCATTAGTTACCCCAGGAATTTCTGCAGGATATTGCATTGCTAAAAAAAGTCCAGCCCGCGCTCTTTGATCAACTGGCCAATCTAAGATACTCTCACCATTTAATAAGATATCCCCACTATTAATGTGATATTTTGCATCCCCCATAATTGTTGAAGATAAAGTTGATTTACCGGTACCATTAGGTCCCATGATTGCATGGATTTCACCAGTACTCATTTTAAGGTTAAGACCTTTTAAAATTTGCTTTTCTTCATTGTTGTCTTGAACTGAAACATATAAATCTTTTACTTCTAAGGTTGACATTATTTTCTCCCATTCGACTAAAAAATGTGTTGTTATAAATATAAGCATACAACATATTGGGGATAATTCAAATATATATTCATAATCTTTCAATATCTTGTATATTGAAAAGCTTAACTTTATTAAAAAATTAAACCTCAAAAATTGAGTTCTTCATTCTTCTTTTTAAGTTCTTCTAATTGCTTAGCTGTTTCATCTTGCTTCTTCTCAGGGTTTTTATCCACCTGTTCTTGCTTGTACTTATCCAGCTCAGCTTGAAGTTCCTTAATACGATCATTTGCAACATGCTTTTCATGCTGTTCCTTGCCGATTCGATTCTTCAACTTTTCAAGTTCTGAGGTAAGTTTGTCATAATCCTTACCGTCATCTTGCTTTTCTGGCTTTGGTTCAGCATTACCAGCTTGTTCTGGCTTAACTTCTTGGCCATTGTTGGTTACATTTGGTTGTTCTTCGTTGGGCATATTCATTGTCCTTTCTAAACTCACATTTACCGTCGTGGGAGACACTCAGGTTGTTCTTTAACGCCTACAACACACGGAAAAAGGCATAAAAAAAGAACTAACATAAGTTAGTTCTTACATAAATTGATAATAATATTACGACTTACCATGTCTTTTATTCCAATCATCTAGTGATTTAAGCAAAGCTTTTCTTATTTTTTCATAATAATCATCAGGAACTCTACCTGCGTCATGCCTTCGTTTCCAAACACGTAGTGACGCTTCTATCTTCTTAGGCCAAACTTTTTCAAGTCTTTTTTGGCCAATTTCCATTTGTTTTGCAAAGTCGTCTTTGTCAGTCATTATTTATTTCCTCCACAAATACAACGTATCTTTCATTCATTGTATCATAGTAAGAATTAATGAACTTGAATCGTGTATTTCTTGCAAAAAGCACTTCACTTTCTTTATCATTTACACCAATCGATTCATCTATATGGCTTAAATCAACACCAATATGATATTTCCCAATAATCATATGAATCAATTCATCCCCTTCGGCATAATGACCTTTGCTTGTTGAAATATAAGCTTTATCTTGGTAATATCCTTGTTTTTCCCATTTTTCAACATATTCTTTTGCATCTTCCTCACCTTGTAATGAGAAGGAATATGAAAAATCTCTTGAAACTGGTTTATCAGATCTATATTTTGGTAGTTTAGCCAATGCCTCGTCAAGATTATTAACTAATTTTTGTTGATCATCACTTAATTTAACATCATTTCTAAGACAGTCATTTAATAAATAAGATTCCGCACTCATGTATTGTTTCAATGCTGCAACTTTGTCAAAGCCTATAATCTTCTCCATCTTTTCAGAAGTTAAAGGATGATCATCATCAGTAAGTAAACCTTTATCAAGTTGCCATTCAGCGTACTTATCTTCATCAACCCAGTATGCACTGATTGCACATCTGCAGTTGGGATGTACAGGAATATCTGGAACATCTTCAGTTCGATAAACACCTAATCCATACCTTGTGGCGTCTTCTCTAATACCAATGCATATTTTGCAAGCCCCAGGTTCAAGGTGCCACTTGCAGAAGTCATAACCATTATCCTTTAAAGATTTGACCTGAGCTTTGTGCTGGACCCTTGCTGACTCAGTCCTGGCCAGTCGCTCAGAAGCATACACAGCATTCTTGAATGTGTCACTGACCTGGTCTCTAAGGTACCTAGCCATTTCACGTGGATTAGAACCTCTGATAATTCCAGTAGCAAGGATACCGTCAAGCTTAGCCTTTAACACATCAGTATTAGCCCATATTCGCTGACTGAACACGCCGTTAGCAGATTGGACACTGATTAAGTTCATAACCTCTCTATCGGTCCACAAGCTAGCATTTTTTGCACTTAAGCCTAGTATTCCGGCCTGACGTTCCATCTCTTTGATGTAATCATCATAGAGCTTATCAGCTATCTTAGCCTGGATATCCATACCAAGGTTAAGATTGTGTACTGCAATCTTAGATTTCATCAGCTCCAGCTGATTTACTCTCATGGTTGCGTTGTACACCTTAAGCCTTGCATTTACCTCAGGAGAGAAGTCCTTTCGAGTAACCTTGTGTCCAGCTTTCATCAATTCATTGGCATGGTCAACTGCTTGCTTAGCTAATCTTTCATACTCAGCCATTTGAGAGGCAGTGACTAGGTTCTGTACTCCACCAATCTTATCAATATTAGCTTGAAT